TGGGGCACATCAGACCAGTTTGAACGTATATTTCCATAGTTGCTTACAGAGTAGCGCCCGGCTGTTTCGGGGATTTCAATCCAAGTTTCTTCCATTTAGTTCTCCTTTAAGTGGAGTATAGCATGGCACTACGAAAAGAACAACAGAGTTTAAAATCTTGGGCAGATGCTAAATGGACAACCAAAAGCGGAAAGCCATCGTCAAAGACTGGTGAGCGGTATCTCCCAGAAAAGGCAATTAAGGCGTTAAGCCCTGCGGAGTATGCAGCCACGACAAAGGCAAAGCGAAAAGGCAAAGCAGCAGGAAAGCAGTTTGTTGCCCAACCTAAAAGTATTGCGAAGAAAACATCAGGGTTTAGATAATGCCATTCACAACTAGTGTTGCTACTTTTAACCCAGACCTCAATGAGATATTTGAGGAAGCTTTTGAGCGGGCTGGGCAAGAGCTGCGTACTGGCTATGAGTTTCGTACCGCCCGTAGAAGTCTGAACTACCTATTAGCTGAGTGGGCTAATCGTGGCATTAATATGTGGACTATCGAGCAAGGCTCGATTAACTTAGTTCAAGGACAGGTAACTTATGATCTACCTAATGACACCGTTGATCTTCTGGAACATGTTATTCGCACTAATTCCGGACAAGGCCCTAATCAAACTGACATCAACATCAGCCGGATCAGCGTCTCCACCTACTCCACCATCCCAAACAAGTTAACTCAAGGTCGTCCGATTCAGGTGTGGATTAACCGCCAGTCGGGTCAGACTACAGATTTAGTAGGTGCAACTGCACAAGTACCGCAAATTAACGTGTGGCCTGCTCCAGATCAAGGTACTTCACTGCAACCGTATTACGTGTTCTACTATTGGCGCTTAAAGCGCATGAACGATGCGGGTACTGGTGTGAATGCCCAAGAGATCCCGTTCCGCTTTCAAAATGCGTTAGTAGCGGGGTTATCTTATATGATCTCTATGAAGCTTAAAGACGTTGATCCAAACCGTGTTATGGGCTTGAAGGCTCAGTATGACGAAGCTTGGATGCTGGCCTCTGAAGAAGATCGTGAAAAAGCCCCACTGAGATTTGTGCCGCGTACCCAGTTCTATAGGTGATGTATGGCAAGTAAATACGCCAGCGGCAAGCATAGTATCGCCGAGTGTGATCGGTGTGGGTTTAGGTATAAGCTTAAAGAGCTGAAGAAGCTGACTATCAAGACTAAGCAGGTTAGTATCAAGGTCTGCCATATATGCTGGGAAAAAGATCAACCGCAGCTATCACTTGGTCTCTATCCAGTTAATGACCCACAGGCTGTACGAGAGCCCCGCCCTGACAATAGTTACTCTCAGTCTGGGTATAGTGGCCTTCAAATAGCGCAGTCGCCTCCGAACAGTCCTGATGCGTTTGGGGACCCGGGTGAAGGTAGCCGTACAATTGAATGGGGCTTTAACCCTGTTGGTGGTGCTAGGCAGTTTGATGCGTTCTTAACCCCGAATAGCTTAGTAGCTGTAGGGTCTGTAGGTACAGTAACAATTTCTTAGGAGTCTATAATGGACAAGAAGCAAGTAAAGCAAATCGCGGATAAAGAAGTTAAGGTTCACGAGAAGAAGATGCACGGCATGAAAAAGGGCGGTGTAACTGGTGAAGCTATGAAGAAGTACGGTCGTAACCTCGCTCGTGCGATGAACCAGAAATCCAAATAAGGAACTGTCATGGCTAAATTTAGTATGAAAAAAGGCGGCAAAGAAGTTGGCCCCGCCTCGGTGTATGCCGAGCCCCATAATATGAAGGGTGGCCCTGTAACGGATACTCGCCCTAACAACAGCAAACTTGACACTCTTGACGTTTCAGTCGGGAATAGAAGTAAGTCTGCTGGTAATGAGCCAACTAAGACCGATGGCATTAAAATCCGTGGTACTGGCGCAGCTACTAAGGGTGTGATGGCCCGTGGCCCAATGGCATAAGGAGTACTTGTGAATTACGCTGAACTTGTTACTGCAATCGAAGGTTATGTCCAGAACTATGAAACTGAATTCATAGCGAGTATTCCTACGTTTGTTAAGCAAGCAGAAAAGCGTATTTACAACAATGTACAGATACCGTCGCTTCGGAAGAACGTCACAGGCATAACGACTAACGGCAATAAGTATTTGTCGTGCCCTAGTGACTTCTTGTCCTCCTTCTCTTTGGCTGTAATTGATACAACGGGCAACTACGAGTTCTTGTTGAACAAAGATGTAAACTTTATGCGAGCTTCGTACCCAAACCCAAACGATACGGGGTTGCCTAAGTACTATTCATTATTTGGCCCGACGGTTGTAACAGGCACCCCTACGAACGAGCTTAGTTTTATTCTTGCTCCGACACCCGATGCCGCCTATGAAGCAGAGTTACATTACTACTATTACCCGGCCTCTATTGTTGATGCAGGTACTTCATGGCTTGGCGACAACTATGACCCAGCTCTATTGTATGGCTCGTTGCGTGAAGCCTATCTGTACATGAAAGGCGAGCAGGATTTGATCGCTTACTACGAGAAGCAGTTCCAAGATGCCTTGGGTCAACTTAAACGTCTGGGTGATGGTCTAGAGCGCGGTGATGCGTATCGTGATGGTCAAGCTAAAGTGAAGGTGACCTAATGGCTATCATTCAAACCCAATGCACCTCGTTCAAGGTAGAGCTGATGCAGGCTCTACACGACTTTACTACGGGAACAGGTAATACGTTTAAGATCGCCCTGTACACATCCTTCGCCAATCTAGATGCAAGCACTACGGTATACACAACTGCTGGGGAAGTAGTCGGCACTAACTACGTTGCTGGCGGCGCTACGCTGGCTAATATTACACCTGCCTCTAGCGGCACTACAGCGTATGTGAGTTTCGACCCTGTTACGTTTACTAACGTGTCTATCGTAGTTAGCGGCGCTCTTATCTATAACTCGACTAACGGCAACAGGGCTGTAGCGGCACTAGACTTTGGCTCGGACATTACCAAGGTAGGTCAGAACTTTGTTATAACTTTCCCCCTTGCGTCTGCAACAGATGCAATATTACGAATTGCTTAGGAGCTATTATGTTAGATCAAACTAAAGCGGCAGACATGGTAGCTGCAGGTGTAGGTAAAGATGGTGGTGCGGTTGAAAGTATGCAGACTGGCGGTGTGTTTACTGTTGAGTGTATCGGTGCTGACGGCCAAGTTAAATGGTCTGACGACTTCCACAATCTGGTAGTTAACGTCGGGCTTAAAGATATTAACGACAAGTACTTCACCGGTTCAGTCTACACCGCTGCTTGGTTTATTGGTCTGGTAAACGCTACTCCTACGTACGCTGCTGGGGACACCGCTGCTTTACATGCTGGTTGGACTGAGAATGTAAACTACTCCCAAGCTGCTCGTCCTACGTTGGCTTTCGGTGCTTCGACTACGGCTAACCCATCTGTTATTACTACATCTACGGCTGTGTTTAGTATGAATACAACGTCCACGATTGCTGGTGCCTTTGTTATTACTAACAGCACAAAGAGTGGTACGACAGGCATCCTGTTCTCTGAGGGTAACTTCACTGGCGGTAACAAAATTGTAGCGTCTGGCGACACGCTGAACGTAACCTATAGTCTTTCTACTGCGGGATAAATATGGCAAAGTTCAAAAAAGGTGATGCAGTTAGAGCTATCGGTGTAATCCCAGAAGGCCCTGTAGTTGGTATTCGTATGGACGATGAAGGCGATGTGTCTTACTTGATCACATGGGTTGATGCAGATGGGGACGAGCAATCCCGTTGGTTTAGCGAGGCAGCTCTAGTAGCTATGTAAAGGGTATGGGATGTTTGGTATATCGGCGTTCTCACAGGTTCCATTCTCCACACTAGGGGGCGCTGCTTTTTATATCAGCGTTTCGGATTCTGTTACGCTTACAAACACCCAATCCGTTATTACTACTTTCTCTGCTAATCAAGCAGAGGCTATAACCCTTACTAACGTACAAGACTCAATTACTTCGTATTTTTTGAGTGTTCCTGAGTCGGTTACATTAATAGCGGCACAGATTGGCAACATTGTTACTTCAGCGCAACGCGCAGAGGCCATAGCCCTAGCCAGCATACAAGTCGGGCAGGTGGATTTTGCAAGTGCAGTATCAGATAGCATAGCAAATACAGACAGTGTTTCGGTACAAACAGATTTTGCTGCTTTAGTACAAGAACAGATTAACGCGTACGCAGAGTTCCTCAGTAGGCTGCTGTGGGAACCAATACCGGATAACCAAGACCCTAACTGGGTAAACATAAATGATGCGCAAACTCCTAGTTGGGGGTTAATAGCTAACGATCAGGCGCAAGTTTGGGGTACGTTAAATACTGCACAGACACCTGATTGGGGTAATGTAGATGATGCGCAGACCCCCGACTGGAACGAAATAAATACAGTATAGGATAAATTATGGCACTCGTATTATTAGATCGCGTACGCGAAACATCTGCTACGGTAGGCACAATTTCTTTTGTACTATCTGGCGCGGTGTTGGGGTATCAGGAGTTTTCCACAATTGGTAACGGCAATACCACTTATTACTGCATCTCAAACCAAGGTACGACTGAGTGGGAAGTTGGTATTGGCACCTATACAGCTAGTGGCGCATTACTGGCTCGCACAACAGTTTTATCTTCTAGTAATGCCGGGTCGCTAGTTAACTTTTCCGCTGGCACTAAGGACGTGTTTGTTACGTATCCTTCAAGTAAGTCTGTAAATGTAGATAGCGCGGGTTTGCTGTCAGCTCCGGCTGGGTTGGGTACTGGCGTTCCAACGGCATTAAATATAAACGTAGGCTCCGCTGGCGCATTCGTAGTTAACGGCGGCGTATTAGGTACGCCATCAAGTGGCACAGTAACCAACCTGACAGGTACTGCGTCAATCAATATCAACGGCACTGCGGTTACATTTACAAGCACTACACAAAATTCGCAGTTTAATTCAATCGGTGTAGGTACTCCGGGTTCAGCCACTGCGGGGGAAATTCGTGCTACTAACAACGTCACCGCGTTTTATTCGTCAGACCGCCGCCTGAAAAAAAACATTCGAGAAATACCTGATGCGCTTGCTAAAACCTGCGTTATTGGGGGTAAGCTTTTTGACTGGACGGACGCGTATATTGCACAACATGGTGGGGCGGATGGGTACTTCGTTCGCAAATCAGATTTTGGTGTGATCGCGCAGGATGTTCAGCAGGTCTTGCCAGAAGCGGTCCACACAAGAGAAGATGGGACACTAGCAGTAGATTATGAGAAGATGTGCGCATTAGCTTTTGCTGCAATCAAAGAACTAGTTACACGCATTGAAGTATTGGAGAAAAAATAATGGCGATTCCCGGTCCCGGCATAGCTATATCAATGACTACAATTGCCACCGAGTTTGGTGGTACGGTTCCACACTCATTAAGTGAATATTACCGAGGCGGTGGCTTAGTGCCAAACGTGCCTGCAAATGCTGCTATTCCAACATCAGGACAGATTGCAATAGGTAATTTTTACGGCGCAACAAATAGAATTTCAGTTCCTCTTACATTAGCAGGTAACGCATATAATTACAATGTTTATGCAAACCGAGGCCCTGCTTATGTTGCAGGTATCTCTGATGTTGTAGTTACTGTTAACCCCGGCGTGACCATTGGTAGCACTTCAACTGGCGCTTACGCTATGCTTGTTCCCTCCGCGTTTAACCCCGGCGATACGATTACGATCGTAAATGGTGGCGTAATTCAGGGCATGGGCGGGGCTGGTGGTAATGGTGCTTATCCAACATTTGCATCTGCTGGTGCTGGTGGTGGGAATGCGGTTTACGTTAATCGCCCAACAATAATAACAAATAACGGAACCCTTGCAGGTGGTGGTGGTGGCGGTGGTGGTGGTGGGGCCAGCTCAACTCTTAGATATAAAGCACCAAATAGTTTTGGCGGCGGTGGTGGCGGCGGTGGTGGGGCTGGTTTTAACGGGGGAGCTGCTGGAGCTGGCGGTTCAAATATTGGAGGCGTAAGTGGTACTCCCGGTGGAGCAGGTACATCTACAACTGGTGGTGGTGGTGGTGGCGGAGGTAGTACGCCCGATAAATCTGCTGGCCCCGGTGGTGCTGGTGGGGGTCGCGGAGCAAACGGTGCTGCAGGCTCTGCATCATCAGGTATTGCAACTCCTTTTCAACCCGGAGCTGGTGGTGGAGGCACAGGTAACTATATTGTTGGCAATCCATTTGTAACTTACCCCGCAACAGGAACTCGCCAAGGTGGCGTTGCTTAATTAGGAAAAACAATGACAAATCTTTATATGAAAATAACGGGCTTTGATGACAGCAGCAATTCTTTATTGGTTGCCTTTGCTTCAGATGCTACTCAGTCGCAAAACCCAGAGGACTATGCTAGCCTTGCATTTCAACCGGCTAACATGTGGCCCGATGTTACTGATACCAATGAAATAAAAAAAAGACTAGCAGTAGCTGGTGTGTGGCACGTTGAGCAGCAAGCCCGTAAAGAAATGTTAGACCAAAATCCGACTCAGCTAAACGGGCTAAAAGCACTTGTAGGGGTAGAGAGTACGTTTGTTATTTCTGAGCTTATTCCACCGCCTTCTGACTTTATAAACTTAGATACAAATATTACCGTGGTGGTGTAATTATGAGAATGAAACCTTTTGCTGCTTTTGGAAACGTTCTTATGTGTAACTTTCTTAATAAGGGCGAGGTATACAACGCTGATATTGGAGAAAACATACAATGCACAGTTTTTTGGGCAAAGGGTTACTATAAAAATAAAAACCTTTCTACAAATGAAAAGTTTCGAGATTTTCCAACAGGTACATTTTTGCGCCCAGAAGACTTTATACCGGGTACTTTTGAACATACTGCTGCTGAAGAGTCGCACGTATTTTGTTATGACGCTAGGTTGAACGAGGGGAAAACGCCCCCCATTGGCACTTTTATTCTACTTAGTGGTCAGGAACAAATACTTCCAAAAAATACTAAACTTTTTTTGTGTTCTGGAACGCTTACAATCGGCGAAAAAACATTGTTAGAGCCAGCGCAAATTAGCATCAGTACCGCCGACACTACTGTTTATGCAGAGACTGACTGTTATGGGTTGTTTTTTGCATGAAAAACGCACTTAAAGTTAATCTTGGAATAGACGTATCGGCATTCAATCGTTCAGGTAAAGTTATTGGGCGGCACGGGTACACTACAGACTTTCCAGAAGAGCGTTTAGTTCGTAAGTTTATGCAAACAAAGCAAGTTGATATTATTCGACAAGCATTGCCGGAAGTTATTCGGCCTTCGTTAATGAGTGCAAACTACTCAGAAATGCGTTTATTACGTGCTCATGTGCATATAGAAGACCAAGCGGTCATGAACATTTATTTGCACACCAACGGAGAAAAAACCACTTTTTGGGATGGTGAAATTGAAGTAGATGCCGGCATAACAAAAGACAATGGTAATAACTACTATAATGTAGTCCACGATAAGCTACGCCCCGCAGAATTTTTTATCGCCCAGCCGGGGGATGTATGGCTTCTTAATGTACGTGAACCCCATTCTGTTAGTATGCCAGACGATACTCGCCCAGAAGAACAGCACTTCACTCCAGTTGATGGTGTTATTCGCCATGCTATACAGGTGTATTTTGACGCGCCCTATGCGGATATTGTGTCTACTCTAAAAGAGGCTGGCAAGGCAGTGCAATGAATCACCACGCAAAACTTCCAATAATCCTGCCATCGTTGGCGTCACCTGACAAAATCGACGACGTTCGTCATTACACAAAGTTACAAAAGTACGCTAAAAAAACAGAAGGCCACAAGGTTGCTTTTCAATCATTGCATTTCTCTAACGCGGAACAGTATTTGCAATACCTACCCCCGTGTTTGCTTGCGCAGGAAGTACCCGCTGTGTTTATTTTAGAAGCCCCAGCGGTAGATATGGATGCCCCTGTAATTCCACCCCATATTGATTATCGTCGTATGTGTGGGTTAAACGTATACTTAGAGTCTTCCGGTGAGGTTACGCAGTTTTATAAATGGGATTCAGAAACAAAAATAAATACAGTCATAGAAGAATTTGTTGCCCAGACTGGTGACTGTTGGCTATTAGACACATCAATACCGCATGGGGTACTACTAGTAAAAGGCAAGACAAGAAAGATGTTAACTTTTTCGTTTTCAAAATTAAATTTTGGGGGAGTATTATCTTATGTCAAACAGCACGCTAAACACGCATAAGGCGTTGCATGCTAGGGGGTTTTTACCGCCTTCGTTTTGCCATTTTTTTACAGATGTTTTATTGCGTTGCGCTGATATAGATCCACGTAATGATCCACAAGTTCCAAATGCCAAGGCTATTCTTGACCACGAGTACATGTTTGAAACTTTGCATGAGCGCCTATGGCCTGCAATTGAGCAAGTAATAGGGGAAGAATTAATTCCAACCTATGCGTATGCAAGGCTGTACAGCAACGGGGATGTGCTTGAGAAGCATACAGACCGTCCAGCCTGCGAAGTTAGTGTCACCATTCAATTAGGGCGGTCACATCATTATGCTTGGCCTATACATATGGGTGAACAGCGTTTTGATATGGGAGAAGGTGATGCGGTTATATATAGTGGGTGCGATGTAGAGCACTGGAGAAACGAATGCGACGGCCCAGATGGTTACTATTCAGGTCAAGTATTCCTTCATTTTGTAAGAAAAAATGGGCTTCATGCTGCTGAAGCTGGTGACAGCACTATGCGAAATACGTATTCGTATATGAAACATAGGACAAACCTTATGGAAGCTAAATGATGCGTGAACACTTTGTGGGCAACAACAAACGTATTGCGGTTTACGACGATTTATTTTCAATGGACTTTAGATTAAATATTTATGCGTTTGTAAAAAACTCAGCTTTTCGCCTTGGTTGGGGTGACTCAATAGATTTTTATAAACGCAACCATATGTACTTGCATTCTGCGTACTCACCGGAAGACATTGATAATTCGGGAGTTATTGACGCAATATCTGTTTCAAGTGCCGCTTCTGAGTTGAATGGGTACTTTGTAAGTAAAGTCATAGTTAACTTGTCTACGCCTGCTGACGCTAATTTTGTACACACGCACCCGGAAAGCAAAGTTTTGCTGTACTACGTAAACCTTGAGTGGCGAGATGGCTGGCACGGGGAGACATTGTTTTATGACGAAGCGGGTAAAGAAGTAGCTTTTGCCAACGCATACACGCCGGGCCGCATTATTGCATTTGATGCAACCATTCCTCACGCTATTCGCCCGCAGTCAATGATTGCTACACCCTATAGGTTCACGATGGCTATAATTCTTAATAAGGCTATATCGCCTAAGAAAGACGTAAAATGATTTACCCTATTCCACCAAGAAATATACCAGGCAAAGATCATCTTGCTTATTGGGAAGGTTTTTTAACGCAAGACGACATTAACTTGCTCCTTGCACAGCCAGAATGGTTACGCCTGCAAGATGGGTGTATTGGTGGGATTGGTGACAGCTCTTTAGTTAATCCTTCTATACGTGCCAGTCAAGTAGCATGGATTGGTATGAAGCCTGAACTTGTACCGATATGGGAAAAACTTTCTTTAGCTGTAGCAGAAATAAACCGACAATTCTTTCATTTTGATTTAACCGGGTTTCACGAGCCTATGCAGTTAGGGCTTTATACCGAGCAAGAGAAGGGTCACTATGACTGGCATACGGATGCCGCACCAACTGACAAAAATGTTCCCCGTAAGTTGTCGTTATCTATGTTGCTATCAGACCCATCTGAATTTGAAGGTGGTGAGTTTCAGGTTAAGACTTCTAGTGATGAAGCTCAAACATTGGAATGCAAAAAAGGACGGGCATGGTTTTTTCCAGCGTATACCTTACATCGCGTAGCCCCTATAACTAAGGGTGTGCGTAGATCTTTGGTTTTATGGGTTGGTGGCCCTGCGTTTAAATAAGAAAGCTAGCAATGATTGAAATAGCAGCGGCGGTACTGGTAGCTAAAACAGCCGTTGCTGGCGTTAAAGAGCTGATTTCGCTCGGCCATGAGATTCAAGACTGCTACAAAGAGATTGCTACGTTCTTCGACAAGCAGACTGAAGTTGAACTAACTATTATCGAGCAGAAAGAAGCCAAACTAGCTGTTACTAAACTAGCAATCGAGACCGGTAAAGCCCCGCCAAAGCAGCGCAGCGCCACAGCAGAAGCCCTAGAAGCTACTTTTGCTAGTCGGGAAATGATACGGCTGGAGAAAGAACTGAAAGAGGCGCTGATCTACGGTGGTGGTGAGTCTGGTTTGTACGACGAGATGTGCCAACGCCGCAATAAAATTCTGCGGGAACGTAAGCAAGAGATAGAAGAAGCTGAACGTGCAGAACGTATGAGATTAGCAGCTATTAAGCGGGCTAAAGAGCAAAGATTGCAAAATATACAAGAGTGGTGCGCTGTGGTGCTAGGTGTAAGTATCTCTAGCTTTATCATGTGGGCCATATGGTGGATGTTTAAAAACGGAGGTAAAAACTAATGCTTTCTCTATTTTCTACGCTAGGCGGCTTATTAATTTCTGGTCTGCCAAAATTACTGGATTACTTTCAGAACAAGTCTGACCAAAAGCACGAACTAGCTTTGGCAGCGGTGCAAACTGAACGTGAGTTGGCTTTGGCCGCAGCAGGTTTTGCAGCACAAGCTCGCGTCGAAGAGATCCGTACCGATCAAGTTTCTATGCAGACCGATGCGCAAATGACCGAAGCTGCTTTGGAGCATGACGCAAAGGTTCTTGAAAAAGCGAGTAGTTGGGTATCTAGTTACGTAGGTACGGTGCGCCCTACTGTGACGTACATTTTTGTAATCGAACTGGTAACAACCAACGCTTTTATGTGCTGGTACTTGTGGAATCACCCCAATCTAATATCTAGTATGGACGACATAATTCGTTACTCAGACCTAATCTTTAGCACTGACGAAATGGCTATGCTCGGTGGGATTATTGGTTTTTGGTTTGGCTCACGGAGTTGGAGCAAAAAGTGATAGGTGTATACGCTATCGTCAACACAAAAACCCGCATGGCTTATGTTGGCAGCAGTCAAAACATTAAAAAACGGTTTGTTTGTCACCATTCATTTTTAAAAAAAGGCAAGCACCATTGCGCATATCTTCAAAA